ATGTGCTACATAACGCAACCACATATCAATTTGTTGATAAGCATTTAAGTATTTAACTTTGTCATTCTTCATTTGAAATAAGCCATAATGACCAGCATTGTGCGCAAGTGGATTCCATCTGCTTTCAATATGTGCCACATAATAAGCACATTTATATTGCTTTTCGCTTATCAGCTTTGAATGCAAGTAGAGCTTATAGTGATCAATATTAGTTAATGAATAAGCATTTAATTGGGTTATTGTTGCGATGACTATGCCTAGACATAGACCTCGCCCAATAGCTCGGGTGCGCCGCTTCGAGATACCTCGCTTCGCTTCTCTACGCAACGCCCCAGAGCGTAACGCCTTTGTCAAGGGTGTGGATAACTTACGCTTATTATGACCGGTCATGACCAAGTTATCCACAGATTGTGAATTGCTCAATTTTTACCAGCCCATCCCTCGCCTTTGAAATGAACGCCAGCAATTCGATAATCGCGGCGCATTTCGGTATTGCATTCAGGACATATTGGAATGACCCATTCAGCTGCAAATGGTTTGAAGATGGTTTCGCGAAAGTCGCAGAATTGACATTTCCAAGCATAATCAGGCATTGATTCTCCATTCATTAATTGCTTTTGTAACTGCACCAGATCCAATGAATAAATCATCAATTTGGTCTTGCTTCTCAGCGCCCATTAAATCAAGAACCCACCACACCCATTCTTTAGGTTTTGAGCCAATGAATCCATTGCGCTTAATTTTTATTGTTTTAATATCATCCATTCTTGCGTGGCTTTTGTAACCACGCCTTTCCGGATGCACATAAATAATTGTTGGTTCATAAGCATTGCGAATGCGTGAAGCCGATGGCGCGCTTATTGGTTTATGCCAAATGCATAAGCGATAACCGCTAGCCGGCTTTAAGTCAATCTCTTGCAAATATACATTTAAGCCACGAACGCTGGTAGCTATTGCAAAACCATCATAATTGGCTTCTAAATGTTTAATCATTTCAATGTGTGGTTCGGGCGTATCCCAAATATGAGCTTCAGGATGGTTATCTGCTTGTCCTTTGCCGTAGCCATATCCGCAACCGCCCTCGCCATACCACCGGCGCGCTTTGCCATAATAAGGCGGATCAGCAATTGCAAACTTAGCCATTTTCTTTTACCTCAATTTGCTCAATGCCCATAACGCCACATTCCAAGCATTGAAGTAAAGCAACGCCATCGCCAAGCTTCATTTCATTTGCTGCATCTAAATTGCCGTGCTTTGTAACCTTTTTGCACACACGGCATTTTGTGTTAATCAATTGCTGCTGCATAAATGCTTGCTCCTAGCGTTTCAATAGGTTGCAAATGGTTTTGGCTGACCCACCAAGTCGGTTGCACCGAATGGCGGTAACGATCTCTTTGTGCCATTGTTACCGGTATCCAACCTTTTATCACAAAGTTCGGACTTTTGCCTACGACCAGCACCGCTATATCAGTTTTACGATCTGATTCATAGATAATCAATGAGCCGTCTGCATATTTAGTCCACTTAACTTCAAGCGCATTGCCCACATCGGCTTTGTTTTTGAAATGGTTGTTTGCCTCAGCTGGCTCAAATGGCAATCCGTAATACTTAGCCACCGCCCACTCAGCTGCAACGCTCTCAGCCTCTTCGCACACACGCTCTTGAAAAGATAACGAATTGTTATAGTAATGACCGGAATTGTGACCAGCCAATTTGCGCATAAGCCTTTGAAGTCCAGCAATTGTGCATTGTGCTAACTCGTCATTTGCAAGCTTCACATGGTTCATATCGTTTTACCTGCATCAATGCATCGATTGCAAGCCCAATATTCAAATGGATGATTGACATATCGAAACGCACCATTGTCAGGATGCTCATTGGCTTTGCATAAGTCGCAGCGCCATGAGATTGGCGGTAGCTTCACAATATGCCCCTCGCCAATAAATGCTTGCTCGCCTGTGGCTAGGCTTGTCATAATCATGTATCCCATTACTCACCATCCTTGAAACGCCACTCACCGGTGGTTTTAGACATTACCATCCAGCGCGCTTGACATTGATTGGCACGATCCTTTTCGGTGCAGGTGTAGCCCTTATATGGCTTGCCATCTTTCATGCCCTCTTTTAATGTCATTATGCCGTGATTGCAATAAGGCGCATCAGCTGATATTGCTGCGCTTGCTTTGAAATCCACCACATTGGTTGCCCAAATATCCTCATCCGAACGATTTGTGCGCTCGATGCGTGGCGGTTGATAAGTAGCTGCATTGCCATCATCATCTTCAGGCGCGATACCGCAAGCGGTCATTAAGGAATACCGGCGAGCGTAGGTTAAAGCGGATCCATAGGCTTGCGGTGTTTGTTGAGCCGCTGGCACAAATAGCGAGCCAGCCTCATAGATTTCGCCTGAGCGATGCAGGAAAGTCGTGCTGATAATTATGCCTTTGTCGCTTTCAGCGGTGTGTTGAATAAGCGCAATTCCATTATCGTGTAGCGCATCAATTACGGCTTCAATGCAAGCGCCCAAATCTGCATACTTTGAGCGAAAGTGTGGGTTTTGGCTATTCTTCAAAGCCGGTTGAAATTTGGTTTGAGCCAAGACTAAAGCTGCTGCAATTTCTTTCATCGCTTCACCAACTGGCTGATGTGGCGATTAACCGCACGACCTCGCATGTAGCCTTTTACTTGCCCGACATCGAAGCCGCGTAAATAGCCGACCCCAAAGCCCATTGCAAAAAACCAAATAAAGCCAATCCATTGATAAATATTCATTAGAGCTCCCGATCTAATTCTGGGAGCCTTGTTGCTCCCTGCATAAATGGTGAAGCATTGGCTAATTTAGGTCAAGCATTACGCTCATCTTTGGGCGTGTCTTGCTTAGGTTTAGACTTCAAGCCATTGCCAGCCAATACGCCACCGAGCGAACCGGTCAAGAAAATTGCAAGAGTTTTAAGCAAATCAATAAAAGCTGCATCATTTGGCGCTTGCGCAGCAATTGGCTGAGTGACAAATATCAGCGCATAAACCACGCCGACTGTAACAATCAAGAATGTCAAGGCTAAAGTGCCGCCAATGATAAGAATAAGTCGAGCGTGAATATCTTCAGGAGCTAACCTTTTCTGCATCTTGCGATGGGTTGTGTCCATAGAGATCCGATGTGCAAGTGCCCGTTTCCAGACATCTTGGTTTGTTGCATTCTGGCTTTTCCCAGTTTTCGGCTGCTTGACATGGATATCTTGTCCATCCGTCATAAGAGCACCCAGCTAGTAAAAGAGCGACAATCGCTACTTCAAGCCAAAGGCAGAATCGTTTGGATTTAGCCATCGGATAATCACCGGAATCACCGCTGCTACGCCAGCCATTCCAAGAGTTTTAGGATCAGTTTCGCCAGCCATGTAGAGCGCAAGAGAAGCTGCTAAAAATGAGCGAGCCCATGAAGCTACCAATGCTTTTGCTTCTTTCATTTTTTCTTACCTTTCAGAATGCCGGTAGATGGAATTTCCACCGCCGGATACTCTCCCGAAAATGCAAGATATTTTGGTCTTGCGAAACCAATGATTTCTTTGCCAATTGTGCGCACCTTGACCATCACTTGACCGCCATTAGCCTGTGATCCGCTGCCCGATGTGTTGCCCTCAATTGTGACCACTTGTTTTTTGTCAATTAGTCCGACTACTAAGCCGATGTGTTCAATGGAATTTTTCCCACTAAAACCCATATAAACCAAATCGCCGAGCTCTGGCGAACCATCGACCCAGCAGCCGAATTCTTTCATCTTGTGAGCACCTTGAATTGTGCTTATTTGGCTAGGCAGCTTCTTAACCCCAGCGCGTTTTGCGCACCAATCAATGAAGTAACCGCACCAAGGCAAGCCGTTTTCATTGTTATATTTGACCAAATTATCGCCTGTTTCAGCCACGCCAATTTCATCGCGAGCTACGCGGATCATTCGTGCGGCACTGCCGATTGGATATTCAGCCATCAAACACTTGGTTGCTCAGGAAAAATTACCTGTAATGGGTCTTTTATATTTTTAGGTAAATCTCTCAATGCTTGACGATAAATTGCCCAAGCATTTTTATCCCACGGAGCATCTTCAATCATTCTAAAATCGCTTTGTGCTAAAAGCAAATTTCTATAATTGCGAATTCTTTCCCATCGCCATTCTGTCGGAATGTCTTTTTCAAAAATTTTCTCTAAATGATCCATGATTACGCTTTCTGATAGATAACATTCCAATAAAGGGCATCGCCAGTTGCCCAAGTAAAAGGTGCTGACGCACCTAAATCACTTGCATAGGTTGTATTCAAATATCGTGGTCTAAATGCAGCTGCTCCACCCACGCCTAAATTAAGCCAACCTACAAAAATATTTCCGGCTGAAGTATCAAAGAATGAAGCATTGCCTGCATAACCCAAACCACTTGATACACAATTCAAGGGCAAAGTGATTTCCCATGCTCCAGAAATTGAAGAAGTTGAACCCAAAGTTACTTTTCCGTAGTAATGGACTGCACTGCCAGAAGATGAATATCTTGAATAGTTAATAGTCCCGTTACCTAATGTGAAACTTGTAAAGGTTGGCGTGTAATCTGTGTAAGATGTAAAACCACCAGCTACTGTTGCCCATTTCAATCCAGTTGCAGCAGTTGAATCGGCTTGCAATAATTGACCATCGGTGCCAACTGCTAATCTTGCTGGCGTATCGGCGGCAGTTGCGCCAATTAAATCGCCTTTGGCATCTACGATGGTATTTTGTATTGCATTGGCATCATCCTGCGTAACCCAAGTAAAATCCATATCAGTATTTGAAGTTTTTGATAACACTTGTCCAGTTGTTCCGCCTTTTAGTTCAGCCAAAGTCGTATCAACGCCCTGACCAAAGACCGCGAAATCAGCTGGCAAATCTGTGACCAAGTCACTCGAAGTTGGCATGACCCAGCCAAAATTTGCCGTTGGGTTGCTCATATATTTTGCTCCTTTTCTAAGCGACTATTGTCGCATTTGCCCAATCTAAAGTCGGTGCGACACTCGACCAAGTTTCCACAATAGGCACATCATTCCACCTCATTGCTTGCAAGCTAAATGAAATTGGCGATGCCGTAATTGTTAAAGCTAATTGGTTAAATCCTGCTTTCCAAGTCCATCCCTCGACAAAGCCCAAAAATTGACCTGAAACCATGTTTAATGGCAAGTCAGGCACGGAAATAGGTAAGCCCATAAATACATTGATCAGCGCATCGCGCTCTGCATTGCTCAATTCAGGATTAGTCAATTCAAAAGTGAGAGCATTAAAATTTGCTTGCGGTTGAGCGCGAAGAGTTAAATAGAAATCAGCTTGACTTTGAGCATCTGCTTGATTTTCAAGCGAAGTTTGAAAAATCTGTGAAAGCTGCCCATAAGTGGCAATTGAAGCTGCATCGCTGGCACTGACTTCAGCTGAGTTTTTATATACTAGCGTTATATCATTTCGCACATCGCCGGCGCGTGTTTGAATGCTGACACCGCGAGCTAGCGCCTTATTTGCGCTGATTTCGGTGTAGCCATTGGCTGAAAGATAATTGGTTCGATGTGTGCTATCGGCATAAGAAATTTGTCCAGTTGCCGATTCATAGAGATAACCAAGCCCAGAGCTTGCAAGAGCGCTCACTAATGTATAGACATCCGTGCGGCTTGATGATCTAGCAGCTAATTCATAATTGCCGGTGTCAATTGTGCCAACGCCACTGTTGCCGGCATTTGCCCAAGTAACGCCAGCCTCATAGGTTGCCCAAGTCGTTGATGATGGCACTTCACTCCAAGTCGCAAAAAGCACCTCTCGCAAGATAACGGCGATTTGCTCGCCATCCAAAGCTTTAGATAAAACACCATTTGTTAAAGCTTTAGGTAATCGAGCAAGCGCGCCTACCGCCGTAATTGTCACCGATTGAGTTAAAGCCACTTGGCTTGCCGTCTGGACTGTAATGCCAATATCCACAATCTCGCCACCAAATAACGGCACATAATCGCCATTGGAATCCTGCACCGAAATCGTTAAAGATTCCTGAATGCCAAAAGCAATTTGTGACTGGTCAAGATTGATTAGCGTGATATTTGCATAACCGGCGTAAGGTTGTTCATAAATATTTGTTCGACCAGAAGTGATTGACAAATCAGCCAAAATTGCATTTGTGAAATTTGTGCCAGCGATTTGCACCTGCCAAATCGGTTTGAATGCGGTCATGTCACTAAGCCGCCAGCGCCGCCAGTTCCACGATAAAAGCTTGAATTCAATGTATTCACAATGGTGCGAGCCGTGCCCTCTGGATCAATAGCGCCGGACACATTGACCACGACTTGCGGTGTGCCATCCATTGCTGAAAGCTTATTTAAGACACCGGTAGGCGTATTGATTGATTTTGCATTGGCGTTTGCGGCTATTGATGCCAAAATCAAATCATTCGATTGCTCTGCTAAATTCTTTGTAACTGTGGCGGTTTTTGTGCCAGTTCCGGTCAAAGTTCCGCCACCGCCTAATGATCCAAGTGAGCCTAATGAAATGCCACCACCGCCGCCGCCAGTTCCACCACCACCGCCGCCAGTCATTAAATTTGGATTGCTGCTATAAATCTGAGAGCTTCCGCCGCCGCCGTTAATGACATTCATTAAAAGACCAGTTGCAATGCCTACGCCAGCAAGAGCCGCAATTGCAGTTCCAACGCTTACGCCAGCAGTGGCAAAAGCGGCTGCAATGCCTGTCGTGATGTAGGCGGTGCGCAGTAAAGCAAGCGCGCCAATAATTGCTTGAATGCCGGCAACCACTTTGCTCGCGACAAAGACTGTTGCCAATACGCCAGCAAGAATTGCAAGTTCGTCTTTGAAGCGAATGACAAAATCAATCATGTTACGAATGCGCTCGCCCCATAAATAAAACGCTTCGTAAGTTCCATTCAAGCCCTTTAGGACACTTTTATCGCCTGTTAAACCACCAATAACGGCTTGCAAAGCTGGAACGAAATGTTCCATAAGCCAAGCAGTCAAATCTTGCACAATAGGCAAGAGCGCCATGCCAATTGATTCATTGGCTTCATCAAGCGCAATCTTTACGCGATCCAAGCCCTTTTGCGTTGAATCGGCAGTATCTTCAGCAAAGTTGCCCCAAGTCTTATCGAGCTCCGCTGCAATCTTATTAAAATCACCAGTCTTTAATGTGCTCGCATCTAAACCTAAACCAAGCTTGCCTAGCGCAGTCGTGTTGCCATCATAGGCTTTACCAAGCGCATTTGTAACTGTTTCGAGCGGCTTTCCGGTTGCAGCCTGAAGATCGAGAGCCAAATTTAAAAGTTTTTGAGCTTCTTCGACATTGTTTGTTGATCTGATAAGCCGGTCAAACGCTGGGCGCAATTCATCATCGGTTACGCCAATGGCAATTGAAGTTTTGGTTATCCACTTCTCAACCTCAGCAATTTGCCCTTGCGTTGCATTGGTCGTGGCATTAATTGTCGCAGCTAATTTGATTTGTGCGGCTTCATCCTGCGCCGCTGCCTCAACCGCTTGCTTTGCATAAGCTAAAGCTGCCGTGCCTACCGCTGCAAATGCCAGCGCCGCTTTTTTACCAAAATCAGCAATCTGCTCTGTGGCACTTTTAGTTTGTGCCGTTGATTTATTTAAGCCATCGGTGAAGTTATTTATATCGGCAAGAAGTTTGAGCGTTAATGTTCTCGATGCAGATGCCATCTTTTAACCCCACTCATTCAAAATCTTTTGGAAGCCTTGCTCCCATTCTCTCACGATATAAGGCTGCTCACGGCGAAGAGTTGGATATATAAACCAACCTTTTGAACCGCGACCCTCGCGACCTGACCACACTGGAAATTGTTTGTATTTGTTAGATCCAAATTCATTGCCGCCCCAAAGCATTTGGGTCGTGCCGCCACCTGAAAACTTTTGAGATGCAAAACCAATTGAAAGCTCACCAATTTTGGATGATTTCTTAACACGGCTGCCCTCAGCAATACGCGATGCAGCTTTTGTGCTATTGCCGCGAGCGTGAGCCGCATTGATAATTTTGCCTTGCAAATAAGAAGCTAATGCGCCCGATTGCTCTTTTGCAGCTTCAATAGCGCCATCTTCCATATTTTTGAAAGCCTTAAAAAGCGCGGAAAGCTCGGCTTTGTCAAAAGCCATTGCCTCTTCGTCAGCCATTGCGCTCCTTTAATAACTCCATCACTGTGTGCAAATCTTCAGCCGATTGAAACTCTGACGGCGGAATTCCTGAAGCTAGTGATAGCTGCCAGATTATTCGGCTGATGCTTCCGTCTGGGTGGCTTTTGGGTTTGCATCACCGACAATCACATCAATCACGCTTTCACACCAAATCTCAAAAGGTTTGATTGGCGTAGCTCCTGCCGTTTCACGCTTCATGGCGTGATAGGCAAGGAAGAGAAGATCATGCAGCCCAATCTTCTCTTGCGCTTGCGAAATTGTGTTGCCTGTCTTTAGCTCCCATTTAACCCACTCAGGCGGCTGCGCGATGTAGGTTGCTTGTTTGCCGTTTGTATATTCAATTGTTATTGGTAACTTCATTGCTCCCGATCTCCTTTTTAACTGAATGTTTCAGTAACTGTTCCTTGATAGACCTTAAAGTTCCAGCTAACTGTCTGTGCATCAATTCCTGCACCGCCAGCAGTCGGAAAATCCGGCATAATGCCGAAAACAAATTGTGCGCCTGTTGCAGCAGTTAGCGTTACGCTGATTGCGGTGTCAGGTGCTGATTCAGCTGCTGCCCAAATGGCTTCGCAAACTGAATCTGTCTTGCCCCAATCGGCAAGCATTTCCAGAGCAAATGTGCCGGTCAAATTCGTAGTTTTATACGCTTCACCGTCAAGTGTCTGATATGTCTGGCGCTCATTGACTTTTGTTAGCACCGCGCTAGTCGCTTGCGCCTCGATGTCAGTGCCGCCAGTAAATGAAAGGCTGATATTGCGCCCCGTGATTACTGTGGTTGCCACTTTGTTTCTCCTTAGATTGTTTGTTGCGTGTAGTTAGTGCTGATTGAAATGTCTGCAACCAGCAAATTTGTTGCACCCACTTGGGTGATGTTTGGGCGAGTTACATTGCCGACTGTGTAATTTGTCGGTATTACGCCCATGATGGCAATAATCAATTGCTCTAAATTGTCAAGAGCTCCGGCATTTGAATAATAAGCAACGGCAGCGGTCACGACAAAATTGATTTTAACGCGTACCGATTGATTGCCAATAAATTCGCTTTCAAGATAAGGCTCATCCGGCACGATGATGCAAGCCGGTGGAATGACTGTTTCCGGTGGCTCTGAATAAACGGATGCAGCTACTGAAGCAAGTGAAGTAGCCAGCGCATCGCGCACATTGGTTGCAATTGTCGTTGGTGTCGGCATTATTGAGCGATGCTTCCAACTTCGACATATTTAGCAATGAGCGAATAAACGCGGCTTGCTAATGATCTGCCCATTCGATATGGCGTTGGCGTGAAATCGACACCCTCAATTTGACCGCCAGCAGCGGTGATTGACTGGAAAATTTCCACGCTAATAATTGTGGTCGCGCTTTCAATATCAGGATCAGAAGCATAAAGAGTTGCCGCGCTCTTTCCGGATACATAGACATCGCCGGCAGGAATAACCGGCTGATAAGTCAAGTCTGCTTCGTTTGTCGCGATGCTAAACGCGTAAGGTCTGGAATAGGTGTCTGTAACTGTTTGAGTTCCATTAAAGGCGCTCGCGGTGCTTGCAATTGTGATTGTCTGATTATCCACAAATTGATTTGGCAATTGTGTCGTGAAAATAGCGGTGCCATTTTCTATTTGATAGCCGACAATTTTGTTTGAATAGCTTTCCAATAGTGGCAAGAGAATGCCCTCAGCACTATTGATAATGCCATCTAAATAAGCATCAGAATATAAGGATGACGAAACGCCAAGCACTGTGCGCAGTTGGCTTGCGGTAATAATACTTGGCATTTCGTTTCCTCTCTGATTAACCTATTCGGGAGCGACTAGGCTAGAGATCAAGTTAGGTTGAAGCGGCGCAGACCACCCGCAAAGGTGACACCAGCTGCTACGAACCCAAATAATTCCAGCTCAATTTCGCCTGTTGATGGCACATTGGTCTGAAGTGTTAGAGCTGGGCTTTCGTAAATTTCGATTGAGCCCTTTTCAATGATGAATGAAGATTCATCGATAACTGTTGAAACCATGTTTGCATCTACATAGTAATCAAGACCCATTACATTGCCGCGAAGCGATGTTGGTGCAGTCTGTCCAGCTGAGTTCATTGGCTGACCAGCGTTGTAAATTGGGCGGCCAGTTGTATCTACTGAGCCCATTAACAAACTCCATGTGCCTACACCTGAAACTAATGATGTTGCAACGCGCTTTGTCGCATTGTAAGCAGCAGCAGCTTCAGTTGAAACGAATGAGATCATGCCAGCTGAAGTTGCAGCGGTAGCAGTTGCCTGAGTTCCGCCAGCGGTGATTTGTGCAATTACATAAGAATCAATTGCCTGTGCATAGCCATCGCGTAGGTTCTGAAGCATGATTTCATAGAATGATGGATCTGAACGAAGCAAAAGCTCCTGAGAGTAGCGTTGGAATCCAGCTTTTTTAATGACTGTCGCATTTACATAAGCTGAAGTGATTGCATCAGTTCCGGTTGTATCTCCACCCTCAGCGACTGTTGCTACTGAAGCATTCTGTGTGATTTTTGGAATTGATACTGTCATGCCAGCCTGTGGAAGTGGGCGTGTGCCACCGCAAGCATCTACGACTGGACGAATTGAAGTGGTGTTGGTTGCTACTTGACGGACATAAGCAACCGGTGAGAATGCTGGGTTGGTGGTGAAAGAATCATCAGCTGCCATGACATACTGACGAGAATCTTCGTTGCCTAACTTAGCAAGGATTGAATGTTGCAGGTAAGTTCCACCTGAAACAATTGGTGAGCGTGGTGATGTAAAAGCCATTGGCTTTGATGTTGCCTTGACTTCAGATGCTTCTACCGCTACATCATCGGCAGGAGCTGGAACGGTAGTGTCTGACACTTGTTCTCCTTCGTTTGGATTTGTGTTTGCATCTGAAACTTCATCAGCTTCAGAATTTTCTTTTGGCGCTTCTTCTTCGCCCTCATTTGCTGCGACATCAGTAACTCGCGCAGATCGCACCGCTGGCTCGCTCGTTAGCGCGACACCCTCTAATGTGCCTTTCAAAACTTTCATTGTGCCATCTTTCGCGACTTCATAATCATCTACTTTCAATTCAACGCTAAATCCATCGCGTAGCCCATCCATTGCCTCAACGATTGCATCATTGCCGGCGGTGGTGTTACTAATTTTGAATGTTGCGTTGATTGCTTTGCCGCCATCTGCTAATTCCATTGATAAAGCTTTACCAATGCGGCGTGTGCGGTCATGTTCTAAATTGAGCAAAACTAATTTTGGTTCAATTGAACCCTCAGCAAATGTCACTCGACCAGTTGAAGCATTTGCTACTTCATCGAATGCCACAATGCGACCAGTAATGGTGCGGCTCTGATCATCAGCTGCCGTGATTGTCATTGGCACATTTAGTTTCATTTAATCATGTCCTCTTCTTCGCGGATTTCTTCAGCCGACATTGCGCCAATGCGGTTGAGAATTTCATAAACCTGCGCGCGCTCGTAAGCTGAACCGCGCAAGTAATCGTCTAATGAGAATTTGCAAATTTGTGAGCTAGGTAGGAAATCCGGCATGGATAACCTTTGCTCAATGCTTGTCATCAATGGTCGAAGTGAGAAATCAACCAATGTTTGTCTTGCTAAATTAGCATTGGCGTAAGTCATCGATGAACCACTCTCGGCATCCAAGAAGTAAGCTGGTATTCCGATGGCTCGCGCCAATTCTGTTGCAATGTAGGAACGCGCCTGATTCAATTGAAGCTTCTCAGGATCATAACCAATTGTTTCAAGTGACACATCAGCATTTAGAAATGCAGTCGCGCGATTTCTACGCGCTACGCCCCAAGATTCTAAAAGTTTTGCAATGCGATCTGCCGGAAGAGCAGAGCCATTTGATTTTAAGACCATTGTAGGCGCTGGCTCTTTTGCATACATCGCAGCTGCGCGCTCTAACTCTGCACCGGCGCGGATTGTCTTACCTGCGCGATTTAATAGACCCTCATCGCTTCCATAAAATACGACTAGCGAACCAACGCCCTCAGTTGGAAGCGGAACGCCATCAACCACATAGTATTCAATCTCTGTTGATAAGCGATTGGTAACAATTTGCACTCGCGTAGGATTGATGCGCACCATGTCGCGCACTCGATTTGTATCAGCATAGAGCTCTTGAATTTGTGCATATGCGTAACCATAAAAGAGCAAATCTTCTGCAAGCCATGTGTAAGTAACGGCTGCATTTACGCGGCGATCTGGCAGGGTGATTGATTTTGGTGCATCAACTTCTATGCCGCTTGCTTTATCCCACACCTCTAACGGAAGCGCAGCTATCGCGCTGCAAATAATGTTGCGAGCGCGAGCTACCGCCGGAACGCTCATAGCTTCTTCACGCGTTGCAGTGACTGTGCCATTGAAAGGAATAATCAAAGAATCAATGGTTGGTAATGGAAGAGCTGCCGCGACATCGGCACTTGACGGCTCGACTGTTTTAACGCGGAATGTATCCAATAAACCCATGCGCGTATTCTCGCAAGGCTTATAGCCCTACATCGCTAAAATGTCTATCTCCACCTCTGGGCGTGTCGCAAAATGTGTAGCCAATGCCGTTGCCACCGCTGCGCAAACGGCTTGACCGGATGCCCTGCGCCCAATGATCCAACCATCATTCCTCTTTAGAGCTACGGCACTAAGCATTTGTTTTGTTAGCTCGTCTTGACCTTTATGGCGAAGTCGCTGGCTATTTATAGCGCCCAAAAGCTCATCGCAGCTCTGTGGATAAGCGGCATCCATCTCAAAGATAGGAATTCCAGCCGGTTGCATTCTTGCCGCTACCGCGCCGGATGTTTTGCGCGAATAAAGCAAATATTCAATTGGATATTTGCGAGCATATACGGCAGCTTCATTGGCAATTGCCTTATCGTCTAATTGGAGCTCATTCTCCCAAGTGTGTAAAAGCTTTACGACAAATTGCTCATTGTCAAGCTTTTGAGCACCGACTAAAGCGGCAAATCTGCGATCTGGGCTCATGTCAATGGCAAGCCATGTCAGCTTCTCCGTGTCCAAATCAACCTTGCTATCTACGCATTTGCTCCAGCTGGATGCATCGACCACGCTATTGATGGTCTGAACCCATCGGCAAAGAATTTCAGTTTGCACGACATCTGCTGGATCATTAAAGGTTGCTTCTAAATTATCGGGATGAATAGTCACACCTAGAGCCGGATTTGAATAAGCCGCATTCTCTAGGCTGATTTCATCCGTTGGCGATGACCATTCAAAATAACCAATGTCATCTTTTGCACCTGCCGCAGCTGCCAACGCTCTTTCACGGAAAGAATTGAGCACTAAACTTGTCGCATCACCGGCATTGCTATAACAAAGTAACTGTGGATTTTCCGCAGCCATAAGCGTATATCTCAAAGATGCAAAGCTTTCCATATCACGCATTTCGCGTAATTCGTCAAGATGTATCACAGCTGGTCGGCTCATACCGCGAGCAGCTGCGCCGCCAGCTTTAAGCACAAAGCGATTGCCGTTAAGAGTTTCAATTTCCTCAGCTCCATGAGCCCACCGGATGCGCTTTACTTGCTTGCTCATCTCTTCATTCTCTTCGATGATCTGCACGACTTCTCTAAAACGCTCAACGGATGTGGAAAGTCGATGGCTGGAAAGGATTTGAAGCTTCTCATCCCAATGGAATAATCCCATCAAGATTCTTGCCATCATGTAAGCACTTTTTCCGTTTTGGCGCGCAACGATTGCCGTAAATAGCGGATGAGCCCAACGATTATCCGGTTTTACCTTGTTTGCATGTATCGCAAGGTGCTTTTGCCAATCCATAAAGCCATTTGGAAAGATACTTTCAGCAAAGTCAATGAGCTCTTGACCCTTGCTTGGATAGTCATTGTAGGGCGTGTGAATGCGTGGTTCGGGCTTTCCTAAGAGCGATTTTGGAGCCTCTTTTAAGACCTCTGTGAGCCGATTTAAGCCGTTATCAGCCGGTCTTAGGTGTATCGGAGCG